GAAACCCGAGTCCGTCATATGGATTATGGGGTTGTGCTTAGTGCTTTCTTCTGGAGACGATTCAAAAACAAAGAAAACATAACATTCTTTGATCCTAATGAAGTGCCAGATTTATACGAAGCATTTTACAAAGACACAACACTTTTTGAGGAGTTGTACATTAAATATGAAAAACAAAAAGGTCTGCGTAAGAAAACAATGGCTGCCGAAGAAGTATTTAAAAGCGGCATTTTAAAAGAACGCACAGACACAGGTCGTATCTATCTAGTATTCATTGATAACGTAATGAATCAGGGTCCTTTTGATCCTGAGTACCAAACAATTTATCAGAGTAATCTTTGCTGTGAAATTTTGTTACCAACTAAGCCCTTTAAAAGGTTAGATGATGAAAACGGTCGAATCGCACTATGTACCCTTGGTAGTATTAATTGGGGTGCGTTCCGTAACCCCGAAGATATGCGCCGAGCATGTCGCATACTACAACGTAGCTTATGTAACATCCTCGACTATCAGGACTTCCTTAGCATCCAAAGTAAACTCTCAAATGATGAGATCCAACCATTAGGTATAGGTATCACTAACTTAGCATACTGGCATGCAAAACGAAACTTTAAGTATGGTGAGAAAGATGCATTGTCCGAAGTTAAGTCATGGATGGAACATCAAGCATATTATCTAACAGAGGCAACTGTTGAACTTGCTAAAGAAAGAGGCAGATGCAGTAAGAGTGATGAAACACGTTATGGTAAAGGTATCTTTCCGTGGGAAATACGTGCTAAAGGTGTTAATGAATTAGCAGATTTTACTCCTGAATTAGATTGGGAATCGTTACGTGCTAACATGAGAGCGTATGGTGTTCGTAATGCTACGTTGATGGCAATTGCACCTGTTGAAAGTTCAAGTGTTGTTATTAATAGTACCAACGGCATAGAAATGCCTATGAGTTTGATTAGTGTTAAAGAATCTAAAGCAGGATCATTCGTGCAAGTTGTGCCCGAATATCACAGGTTAAAAAACAAGTATCAAATGATGTGGGATCAAAAAGATTGTGTCGGGTACCTCAAAACAGCCGCTGTACTAGCAGCCTACGTAGATCAATCTATTTCTACTAACACATTCTACAACCCTGCTCATTTCCCTGACAGAAAAGTTCCAACAACATTGATTGCTAAGAACTTGATGCAAGCCCACATGTGGGGTATTAAGACATTCTACTATAGCTTAATTAACAAAGCAGGAAGCAAATCAAATGAGTTAGATGACGCAATGCCACTACCAACTATAATGGAAGAACTGGAAGAGGATTGCGAGGCCTGCAAGTTATGAAGATAGGCATATACGGAGACAGTTATGCATCGGCTAATAGTAAAGAAGCAGTAAAGTGGTTCGAACTATTAGCAGATAAACTAAAAACTGGCCAACCAATTAAAAAACCATGGTGGAAATTATTTGGTAAAGAGATTGACATTAAACCAGTCGACATTGAACTAACGATATACAGTAGAGCAGGATCTTCTTTTTTCTACACATATCAAAAGTTCTTACAACATCATGCTGATAATGATTTGAATATTGTTTTAGCTACTGGATCAGGAAGATATCCCCATGTTGTTTCTGTACAGAATCGTGATTTTGTAATCACATCTGAACCACATGTAGAACAAATTGTTAAGATGTTGAATGGAAAAATCACAGTAAGTGATATGCGAAAATTAGCAGATGTGAAGGCTTGGTTCAGAGCATCTAAGGGTGAGTTCAACATAACAATGCAAGAATTGATGTTAGAAAAAATAGAAAAACTACATAGTAACACTCTATACTATCCTTGCTTTCCTGATTCTTTTAGTAAAGAAAGATTTAAGAGATACGAGTTAGATCAGAATTTCAATGTCATGCATACTATGTGGCATAGACAATTAGAATTGTTAGGATTATCACCAGATAGCATTGGATTAGCTGAGACTACTAATCTATGTGGTCACTTGGGCCCAGAATTCAACGAGTTTTTCGCAGGAATGCTATATAAACGTATACAAACAGGAAAGTGGGACCATTCCGGACTACTTGACATAACACTAACGAAACCGTTAGAATTTTACTATAAACTAGATTAATATGAGCAAACAACAATACAACCTAACAACTAAAACAGACTATCTTAATCGCAAAATGTTTTTGGATCCAGAAGGTCCAGTGACTATTCAACGATTCGAAGAAGTAAAGTATAATAAACTTGCAAAGATTGAACAGACTGCACGTGGCTTCTTTTGGGTCCCGGAAGAAATCTCTTTAACGAAAGATGCAAATGACTTTAAAGATGCTAGTGAAACAGTCCGTCATATCTTCACTGCAAACTTGTTACGCCAAACAGCATTAGATAGCTTACAAGGTCGTGGACCTGCTCAAATCTTTACACCAGTTTGTTCTATTCCTGAGTTAGAAGCACTGATGTATAACTGGAGTTTCTTTGAAACTAACATCCATAGTCGCAGTTACAGTCACATCATTCGCAACATTTACAACGTGCCCAAGGATGTGTTCAACACGATCCATGACACACAAGAGATTGTTAGTATGGCTAGTAGTGTCGGTAACTACTATGATGACCTACACGTTATTAACTGTCGCAAAGAGGTTGGCGAAGTTGTTACTGAGCATGAACACATTAAAGCTATTTGGTTAGCATTACATGCAAGCTATGCCCTAGAAGCATTTAGATTCATGGTATCATTTGCTACAAGTTTAGCAATGGTCGAGAACAAAATCTTTATTGGCAATGGTAACATCATTGGTTTGATTCTACAAGATGAGTTGTTACATAAAGAATGGACAGCGTGGATGATAAATCAAGTTGTGAAGGAAGATTCTCGCTTTGCCGCAATTAAACAAGAATGTGAAGCTGAAGTTTATCAAATCTACATGGATGTTATCCGTGAAGAAAAAGAATGGGCTGAGTATCTATTCAAGTTTGGACCTGTTATTGGATTGAATGCAAATATTCTTAAGGATTTTGTTGACTACACTGCAAAAGATGCATTGCATCAAATTGGCATTAAGTATCTAGCATCTGCACCTAAGAGTACCCCTATTCCATGGTTCAATAAACATTCTGACACTAGCAAGAAGCAAACCGCATTGCAAGAAAATGAATCGACAAACTACGTCATTGGTATAATGTCAGAAGCATTAGACTATGAATCACTACCAAATATTTAAAAGGAAAATATAATGACAGCAATCGTATGGAGTAAGTATCATTGTCCTTATTGCGACCAAGCAAAGGCACTATTAACACAAAAAGGTATTAAATTCGAAGAACGTAAGATCGGAGATGGGTATACCAAAGAAGAATTGTTAGAAGCAATCCCAACAGCAAGAACAGTTCCTCAAATCATTTTAGATGGTGTACTAATCGGTGGATTCACTGAATTAAAAACAAAACTAACAGAAAGCAACTAATGCAAATCGCACTACAATCAAACGAAGTATACACATTCAAACTTAACTCAGGCGAAGAACTAATCGCTAAAGTAATTCAATCGGGTGGTGATTTTATCATCATTTCAGAGCCGGTTTCTATCGCACCCGGACAACAAGGTCTTCAAATGATTCCTAGCATGTTTACCGCGGATCCGAAGGAAGAATTCAAGCTAAATACTAATAGCATTATTATCATTGCACAAACCGACGATTCTATCAAGGTTAAGTACATTGAAGCAACAACTGGTATTAAAGTACCAGAAAAGAAACTAATACTAGGATAAACAATGGCAGCATTGAGCAGGTTAGGTGATACAAACCAAGTTGGTGGCGCAATCATGCGCGGCGCCGGCTCAGTATTTTGTAATGGAATACCAGTAGGATTACATGTGAGTCAAATAACTCCACATGCTCCTTTTGGCAAGCCGCACCGACCGCATAATGCCGCTACTACCACAGCTGGTAGTCCTTCTGTTATATGTGAAGGTTCTCCTGTTCTCAGAGTTGGATCAGGAAACACATGTGGTCATAGTATAGTTCAAGGTAGCCCGGATGTTAACGTACCATGACAACCCCTAAACAAACTCCTCTAGGAGTAAATGTTCAATCATCGTTATTACAGAATGCAGGGTTTGAAATAAATCCTGTAGCTTCTGCCTTTATGGGTTCTAGTACAACTAATAGTGACTATACCCCGGGTACAGTCGTTTCTGCTACATGTTTGAACCTGCTAACATACGCTATAAATGATGCATACGTTAGAGGTAATGTAACTACAGGTACATATGATGATTTGATAAGCATTGGTAGTAGTGTTTGTGAAGCCTTAGGTAACGCAAAGCCTCCTACTTATGATGCAATTGACCCTAGTGGATTATGGACTACTGCAGGGACGCCTGCAACAACCGGATTTGCAAATGAAGTAAATCCTGATTATCCTGATAATGATATTGGGCAAGGCCAAGAAGCAAGTTGGCTGCCATATGATACAACTAATGTCAATAAGTCTGTAACACAATGGGGCTTTGTCCGTAACTATGCACTTCAAGCTTGGAATGAATTTAATTGGAATGGTATTCCGGATGATTTATCTATGCCTGAGTATAAAGATTTCTTGGGTTCATTCATGGCTAGTCAGTCATATATTGACTTGAATAATACATCTATTCAATCAATGACAGAAAGCACATCGTTCTTAAAGGGAACGTACAGCAACATGAATGACTTATCTAGTGCTGATATAACTGGAGTTAATTTAGCAACACTACAGTTTGGTCAAGACTTGATAACATCAGGCAAAGTAATTGATTTGTCAAAGATTGATAAGTTTGGTTTACCTTCAGTATTGTTTCAAACAATTAAAAAGTTCAATGCAACGTCACAGTCATTGACTTTGGCATTACTGTCTGCTGGATTAACACCAGCAGAGATAGATGGAATCTCTAGTGGTAGAATCTCTAGTGTATCTAAGCAACAAGAGCAACAAATATTTGGTGCATTCTTAGTTATTGTGGGTGTCGATTTAATAGATATCTTAGTACCGTTGAATTGTAAGACAAAAGGATTGAGCACATTAGCAGATTTGTTAGATGTCAAGAAGCTATTCCCTAACAGTTATCAATCATTAACTGTTCCAGTATACAACACCACTGCAGGTCCTACTAACAGTAAGACATATTATCCTATCTTTGAAGGACAAGGAGTAAGTCCTCGACTAATTAGTCCTACAATATCTACTCAAATAGGTACTGCTATACCTACAGGCACACCTCAAATTGGAGTAGCTCCTGCAACTTACACAGTGCAAGGTGATACATCAATACTTGATGAGTCAAGTAGAGTAATTAACGGAAGAGGAGTGTAACATGGCACTAACACCTAATTATCAACTGCCTCCTACAGGATTTGGTTCATATTTACAAGATGCTGTTCCCGAAGACATAGCAGTATCTGCCGGCGCATTTTCAGTTGCAATGCAACAGATTAAGAATATCAAGACAGTTGATATTGAAAGATTTGCACAAGTAGTTACGTCAATTGAAGTAGCAACAGCGGGATTAACTTTAGTTAATGGTACTGATGTTCCAGTAAATACGTCACTTGCAACACAAGGACAGAATATCCTAGCGTTAGGATCGGGTCCTAATGGTGGCTATACTGTTAGCGATTTCTTTGGTTGTATGTCTGGATTACCTTATAGTTGGCAAGAGATGCAGACAAACATACAATCTGCACAAACAACAAAATTAACAAACATATATGACCAATTGTATCTAGCAACCACTTGGGAAGGTGCAACAGTATCAGTGCAGTATTCTACAGCAGCCGGCCCATTATACACAATCACCGGTCTTACGATAACTGACGCAGGTGGTGGTTATGGTAGAGGAGGCGCAGTAGCACCTACTATATCTATTGCAGGAGGCTCAAGTGCAACAGCAACATGTACAATAGGTACTGATCCTACTAACGCAGGCTCAAATGGTTCAGGACAATACGGTCGTGTAATTACAGTAACCCTTACATCAGCTGGTTCAGCAACTGGAACTATTCCTACAGCAACTATTCAAGCACCACCTACTGCTACACTAGCAGTTGCAATAGATGGTAGTAAATCAACTAGTGGTATAAACACAGCATCCGGTACAACAGGTTGGCCTGGTATGGATACTGTAGTAGCAGATTACATAACACAAGCAAATACAGAAATTGCTTCAATCGCTAGTTCAAATCCTAATATAGTAAACATATTGAACACTGTTTACAATACGGCAGGTGGACAACTATTGTCAGAACAGCGTACTAGATATGCTGCCATATCACCTGTCACATCACCTAGAGATACGTTCATCAATCAATATCCCACAACGATGGGAATATTTACAGATATGATAGGTACATATGCTGGTTCAACCTATCCACATATGTACGCACAGAC